AAAACGGGCATGAGTGCTAATGGCTTCAACGCAGCGGCATTACGTCCGTCAAGTCCTGATGCGTTGGTTTGTTGATTGGTGTTTTATATCAAAACCAAGTGAGTGCTTTTTTGGATTCAATGAGGGTATATCGTGCCGGGGATAGTTGACTGTAGGTGGAAGGATATTAAAACCTGCCCAAAGGAGCCAAACCCATGGATCGACCATGGGGCGAGAACGCCAGAGCAGCGAACGCAATACGCGGATTACTACCGCGATTTGCAAGAGTGGATAAACAAGCCCAATAAGCCAAAAACAAAACCAAGGTGCAGTCCAGAGATAGAGAGGTGGCACTTCGATAGGGGGGATTACTGGACTGATTCCGGGTGGCGCAACGATTCTGGGCTTGCTGTTCCGAACGATCCACCACTGCCACCACCGATAGCACCACCGCCACTACCACCAGCACCAAGCCTGTCCCCCGTTAGGTACGACTCCTTTGAGGTGAGGGACTTACCGACCAAGCGGGCAACGCCGGTACAAACTCGGGTAATCGCTCCCATAAAGAGATTCTCACCAGCAAAGAGGATGGCAGAGGAACAAGGCCACAAGTACACGAAAGGACGCTACGTGCACACCCCAACAGCGTACACAGGGACCGATAAAATTCTCGCCACGCACGGCATTGGGGCCAAATGGCTGCAGGAGTTGGCGAATGTCCAGTCAGTCATTTGTATTAAAGCGCAGAATTTTGCCGATGCCAACACAGAGTCTCCCTGTGATTCACTTTTCTACTATGGTAGTGAAATTTTCTGATAGTTGTTTTCAATCAAGTCATTGTTACAATAGCGAAACTCTATTATTAGGTCGCTATGGCAGAAGTTCACGATGTACTCACAGAGCATCTATCGTCACGTGGTCACGACTGGGTGACTGCAAAAGAGCTATCGGCTGAAATTGGCTTCCCGTGGCGAGTTGTTGCAAGGGCCATGGTTAAGTTAACCAGGTGCGCAGAGGTAGAGCAACAGGTAATGGAGTGGATCAGCAGCAGGTATCGCACTCGCAGGTGTTTTCGGTATCGCAAGATGATCACATCAAATTCCGCATACCCGGCGTGGCTGATGCCTCAATGCGTGTGTGTTGATGGAACAGGGTATCGGCATAGGATTGGGGATTGATGATGGATGCGCCGAAGAAGAAAAAGCATTACACATCAAAGCGTTCTGGCGGATTGTTGCCTAAGCAATCAGCATTTGTTGCTGAATACCTGATAGACGGAAATGCTACTCAAGCCGCAATTAGAGCTGGTTACAGCAAAAAAACAGCGCATGTGACAGGACAAGAAAACCTAAGAAAACCTGCAATTGCAAGTCTTTTGTCACAAAAGCAATCAATCGTAGCTGCTCGCCAAGATGAACGGCTTGCCGCGATGGAGTTGACAAACGAACGGGTTATCAGAGAGATAGCCAGAATATCGTTTTTTGACCCTCGAAAACTATTCTCGGCAACAGGCAACCCGCTGGCAATCACCGATCTGGATGATGATACCGCTGCTGCTGTAGCTGGGTTGGAGGTGCTGGACCAGTTCGAAGGTAGCGGAAAAGATAAAGTGTGTATCGGAGTGCTCAAGAAATACAAGATAGCCGACAAAAATTCAGCGCTTGAAAAAGCCGCGAAGATTTTGGGTTTGTACAAGGAAGATAACAAACAGTCGGCAGAGGCTCAATTGGCGGCAGCAGCAGGCGCGTCGGTTGGATCGGAAATACTGAGAATCCGACTGGCCAATGCGCTTGATAAGTTCAAAGCTAATCGGATGGCATGACGCTGCAGGAGGAAATCTGGTCGATGCCTTTTGAGGAGGCAATCGAGTACTACCAGACAATGCACGACTGGCCTGAATGTGATGTTGCCGAATACGTCAAATTAGACAGATTTTTCCTACTGACGCATATTCTTGGGCGTATTGATGCCATTCACCCATGGCTCTATGACCGATGCAGAGAGGTAGAGCGCAACCCTGACGGATACCTTGATCTATGGGCCAGAGAGCACTACAAATCGACGGTGATTACCTTCTGTGGGGTGATTCAGGAGATTCTGAAAAATCCTGAGATGACAGTCGGAATTTTCAGCTTCAACAAGCCAACCGCCCGAAAATTCCTTCGTCAAATCAAATATGAACTTGAGACAAATCGCTACCTAAAGCAGCTTTTCCCGGACATTCTTTGGGATGACCCGAAAAAAGAAGCGTCTCGATGGAGTGAGGATTCGGGAATTGTCGTCAAACGACAAGGGAACCCAAAAGAAGCCACCGTAGAAGGACATGGGCTGGTAGATGGGCAACCAACAGGGGCACACTTCTTGTTGCGCGTCTACGATGATGTGGTGACAGTGGACAGCGTTACCAGCCCTGAAATGATCACGAAAACGACCGAGGCATGGTCATTGAGTGACAACCTGGGAGCACGCGGTGAGAATGGTTTAGCTCGGATGCAAATGGTTGGCACGCGTTACCATTTTGGCGACAGCTATCACACCATCATCGAAATGGGCGCAGTCAAACCGCGCATCTACCCGGCCACTGACAACGGCCTACGGGACGGCAAGCCTGTATTCCTGCCGGATAACGTGTGGGCTGACAAAAAGCTCAAGCAAACCACTAGCACACTCGCGGCTCAGATGCTCCAAAATCCAGCCGCAGGCAGCGCCGCGATATTCCAGCGCGAATGGCTGCGATTCATGGACATCCGCCCGGCTACGCTCAATGTGTACATTCTGTGTGACCCGGCCAGCAGCAAAAAGAAGGGAAGTGACCGTACTGCAATGCCTGTAATCGGGGTGGATGCAGCAGGTAACTACTGGCTGCTGGATGGATACCACCACCGCATGGGACTATCAGAGCGATGGCGCAATTTGAAGGCGCTACGCAAGGTATGGATGGCTATGCCTGGCGTGCAAATGGTGAAAGTTGGATACGAGCGGTACGGTTCGACAAGTGACTTAGAGCACTTCGAGCTTGAAATGCAGCGCGACAAAGACGCTTTTCAGATTCACGAACTGGCGTGGCCAAAGGAAGGGCCCGGAAGCAAGACAGACCGCGTGCAGCGCTTGGAGCCTTATTTCAGGGCTGGGCGATTTTTCATTCCTGCTGTGACGTTGCGCGATGGACAGCCCGTAGAGACAAAAAATCAGGCAGCAATGCGTTCTCAAGGGCAGGCATTCCGCATTCTCACGCCTACGCACCGGAAAGACGAAGAAGGCAGGCTGTATTCGCTGAACAAGAACCTTCTCGACGAATACCTCACATTTCCGTACTGCGTCCACGACGACCTGATTGACGCGATAAGCCGGATATTCGATATAGAGGCCAATCCGCCTATAATCGTAGATCAAAGTGTATTAGAGCCTGAGACATACGCAGACGGGTCGTAATCAAGAGGGGTATAGTCAGAATGCGCCCATGGAAATCAAGGCTTTCACGGGGCTACAGAATGTCTCAGACCCTATGCGTCTGGACATGGCCTCGCTTATCACGGCGAATAACGTCAACATTACCGACACGGGCGCAATTTCAAAGCGTGAAGGATACGCACTGAGCCGTGCAGGCTCGTTCACCAGTGCGTACAGTACCGCAGACTTCAGCCGGATGTACCTTGTCGATGGCAACAGCATCACGACATTCGACGGCACTGTCATCGAGAGCATTCTGGATGCAAGCGCACAAATGCACTGGTGCGAGATCAACGATCAGGTATTTTTCAACAACGGCATCGACTCAGGCATCATCAACCGCGACAACAGCGTGATGGATTGGCGCTGGACTGTGTCGGATGCGCCAAAATTGGCCGCAGTCACCGGCACGCTACCGGCTGGCACATATCAGGTGCTTGTCACTCAGACGCTGGACGATGGCCGCGAAACAGGCGCAAGCGACACAGTAAGCATTGAGATTTCCGAGGGCCAAGCGATGCAAATCACGGCGAACGGCAATGTGTACATCGCACCTGCCAACAGCACGGTATTCCAATTCGCTGGCGCGTACGCTGGTGCATTCGTCTGGAATTCATCGCCTGACTACCTTGGGCGCGACTTCCTGAACGACTTGCTTGATCCGCTGCCATTGGGTGTTGATGAGATTCAGGCCTGGCAAGGGCGCATATACGCCTGTCAGTACATGCCAACGCAAGGCCAGACTGTGATCTGGTACTCGGAACCGTTGGGCTTTCATCTTTTCAATTTAACCGCGAATTTCATCATCGTGCCTGGCCGCGTTCACATGCTCGCGCCGAATGGCTCTGCGTTAGTGATCGGAACAGGTGAGCGCGTATACGCCTATGACGGACAGAAGCTCGTTCAGGTTGCTGACTACGGCGTTGTTCCAGGCCAGCACTGGGCGCTAGACGGTGAGCGCATCCTTTTTTGGAGCGCGCGAGGACTATGCGCCTTCGCTCCATTCTCAAATCTCACAGAGCACCAGGTGAGTGTTGCCCCCGGCGTAAGAGCAGGTGCGGCATTGGTGCGCAATGGCGGACAAAAACGCTATCTCGCAGTAATCCAGCAAGGCGGTGCTGCCTTCAATTACCTCTCTTAGGAAAACCACCATGACTATCCGCTTATCCACTGGCGCACGTAACGCACAAGGGGGCACGCTCGGCCTCGCTGGCGCTTTCAACAAGGGCTACATCAACGTGTACACAGGTACACAACCGACATCTGCGGATGCCGCTGCAACTGGGACACTTCTAGGTACCGTCACCGATACATCCCTGACGCTGACAAAAGAAACAAGGGCAACCGGAACAGTCACGATTACCGGGGCAACTGCGGGCTCCATCAATACGCTTACCGTTGGCGGGCTGAACATCATCCCTGATGGCGCTGTTACTGTGGTTGCCTCGGACAACCCTGGGACTGCCGCAAAGCTTGCAGAAGCGATCAACCGCAATGGCATCATGGAGGCGCGTGTTTCATCCAACGTGGTC